GCGCGCGCGCGTGCCAGATATCGTTGGCGCCCGTGATCGGGCTCTCCAGCGTCGGGTCGAGGTGCTTGGCGTAGACGCCGGTTTTTTTGCCGAGCGGGATCTCGCCGGCCTCGCGCCCTTCGACGTAGGTTTCCGCCTGCTGTCCGGTGCGCACTTTCGCCAGCGGCTTGCCGGCTTCGTAGGCGTTGTGCGCGAGCAGCGAAAATCCAAGATTCGTTTCCGGCGTCGACTGCGACGAGAACAGTGCCTCTTCCTGCGCCAGCGTATGTTGCCGCGCCGGATCGGGACCGGCGATCTCGACGTTGCCGGCCTGCGCCTTGCGATACCAAGGCGCGCCGGCCAGGCCTTCTTCCACTTGTCGATCGAAGTTGGCACGCGAGGCGGCGAGATCGGCCTGGTTCTGAATCGAATACGGCGCGCCGACAAAACCGCCATCGGGTTTCGGGATGACGTGCGCCTGGCTGCGCGCGATCGCCAGGGCCTCGTCGTAGGGCAGCTCGCGCAGGTTGTTCGACGTGATGCCCATGCGCGCGCTGTTATGACCGATGCCTGGCAGCACGTTGTAATTTGTGGGTTGGTCAATTATCCCGCCGACTTGCGCACGCACGCTTTGCTGCGGTTCTGGCGGCAACCCCCAACCCTCTGGCGCATTTGCCGGTATGCGATTGCGCTCAAGCAGAAAACCTCGGCCAAAATTATCCTTATCGAGTATTCGGCCAAAATTCCCACGACCAAGGATCTTGCTCACCGGTCCAGCTTCGGTGTCGGACGGCATCAGCAGGCCGCCGGCAACCAGCGCGCCGATTTTCACCGGCACACTGAACGGACCACCAAGCGCGTAGGTCGCGACATCGAGCGGCGTTTTCGGAATCATAAAATCGATCATTTTGCCAACGGTGTTGTCACCCTGGCGGCCGAGCAGTGGTCGTTCGGCTTGTCGCGTGCGCAAGGCGGCGCGCTCGAACGGATCGTCGCTCAGATTACCGAGCGTGTCGTAACGCTGCGCCAGGCCGGCGAGAGAATTATTGCCGATCGGATCCCACGGCGCGGCGCCTTCATCAAACGCGCGGCCGAGCTCGTCGAGCCTAGGCATATCCGGTCCCGGTGGGCGGGCGTTGCTGCAGCAGTTGGCCGACGCCGCGATTGGCGCCACCGACCGGCGCGAAACCTTGTCGCTGCGCGCCGAAGGCAAACGGCGTTTGCGCGCGCGGTCTTTGTGCCGGCGGCAATTCGAAATTGGCGAAGAACCGTTTGAGGAAATTGTTTGCCGGGCTCGGATCCTCGGCGTCAGCCATCTGCGTCTGCGGAGCTCCGGCCGGGCGCGGCTGCGGTAGCGGCACCGGCAGCGTTCCTGGCGCGGCCGCACCGCCCATTGTCGGCGCACCATAGGCGGGTGACGGCGGCATCGACTGCGGCGGTGCGAACGGCGGCGGCGCCGTCATGTTCCAGCCGAGCGGGCCGCGATCGGGCGACCAACCGACGCCGGCATTGTCCGGCCGCAGCTGCTGCCAGGCGCCGAAGCGATCGGCAAAGTTGTCGCCGAGCGCGCTGACCGGCGCGTTGCCGGGGCCTTGATCCTCACCGAGGCTTCCGAGCGTGTTGTATGGGGGCATCAGAATCGTCCTCCAAATCCGAGCATCAATCGATAATTTGCCGGCGCACCCGGCCACTGACTGTAGTTGCCGCGCAGGAATGCGTTGTTGCCAAGCACCGGCAGCGTCATGCCGCCGGCAGCGAAGCCACCGCGGCCGGGCGACTCGAGCTCCTGCAGATTGAATTGCGGCAGCTGCGGCGGCGCGACCGGCGGTCGCTGCAATTGCGGTGCATCGCCGAGCGCGCCGAGGGTATTTGCTTGCGCCTTGAGTGCTTCCTGCAGCAGGGCGAGCTCGTCACGCCAATCGGCCACCTAGAAAACCTTGCCGAGGCCACCGATCAATTCAGCGGCGATGTAGAACGCGATCGCTCCCCAGCCGAAGTGCCAGCGGCCGCTCGCCGTCATGATGCATGACGCGATCACCGCGAACACGAACGCGAACACGAGCAGGATTAAACCGATGTTGTGCATGGTGACATCCTTTTGAATTGTTCGACCGGGATGACAACGACAGGTTCTTGATCTTCGATGTCGCCGCGATCGACGCGGCCGCGAAATTCGACGCTACGCTCGCGCAGCATACTTGTGTAAGCGTAGCCATCATTGAACTGGACGACGAACAGGCACGGCAGGCGCGTTACGCCGTACAATCTTTCCGCCGCCATGACTTTTTGCAACGACAAGAACACCGTGGGGTGCTCCGACAGCGTGCGATAGCGGCGCTTGAGCTCCAGCCAGGCGGTGATTTTATTGTCGCGTGTGACCGCATAATCCAAATTGTAGGCGCGCGGCAATTTGCGCACTTTGCATTTCCAGATCGGCTCGATCCACGCCGCCATCGATTTTTCGACGGCGATATTTTCCTCGGTTTCGTAGATCGGCCGCATCACGCAGCCTGCCAGGATCCGGCCGGCGGCTGACGCATGCGCTTGACTGGTTCGGTTTGCGCGAATCGCAACATCATCAGCGCGTAGCGCGTGGCCGACAAAAGATCGTCGTGCTCCTTCACCACCTTGCCGTCCTTGCGGTGATAGAGGCGGAATTCTTCGTACCAATCGTTGAGGTGCGAGAACACTTTCAGGCGGCCGGTCTGCATGCGATCGAGCATCAGCATCAGTCCGGCTTCGACGCCGGAGGCGCCATCGATGAATGTTGCGCGCTCGGGCAGCATGGCCAAATGTTGGCCGCGGTACTGCGAGGCGAGCTCGTCGCCACTGCCTTTGTCGGCGGCGAGGCCGTCGTGCGGCCAGGCGATCGGCACCCACTCCGAGCCCCAGGCGCGGATCGCCGCGGCGTGCAGGATCGGCGTCGACTGTCGCTGGCGGAATGCGCGCGTGACGTAGACGATGTCTTCCTCGCGATCGTGCGTGAGCTCGACGCAAGCGAACGGATGGTCGTAGCCGAAATCGAGCCCGCGGATGCGGGCAAATTCGCGCGGGAAGATGCGCGCCGGACAAACGATCTGTTCTTCGGTGATGGGGAAGATGCGGCCGGAGCCGAGGGTGGGAATTCCTTTGGCGCGCGCTTCGCGCTCGTGCGCGGGATAGCCGGCGATGATTTTTTCGCGGTCTGCGGCCGAGTAGTGCGGCGCGTCGTCGATCGTCATGTTGATGTTGATGCGATCGGGCGAGGGTTCGAGCAAAAATCTGCGACACACTTCCGACATGCCGAGCAGCGGCGTGAAGGTCGAATAGACCATGCCGGCGGTCGACGAAATTCGCGTCAGCGCTTCAGAGTAGATTTCCATCGGCGGCTCTTCGTCGAGCCAGACAAAGTCGACGGTGTCGGCCTGCCACTTGGAGCGGCCCTGATCGTAGCTCTTGAAGTTTAACGTGCTGCGGCCCTGCTGCACGTCACCGCCACCGCCGTGCAGCACGACGATGCCATCGAGCGCATCCGAAACGCCGTTGCGGCGCGACCAATCGAGCAGGCATTCCTGCGGCAGCAATCCCGTGCCAAACGCCGACTGATCACGCGGGTTACCGACGATCAGTCGCTGCACCCCGTCGCGCGTGAGCTCGGCGGATTCTGAGCCGGCGACGGCGCGCAGCGGCCGATCGAAGACGCGGCCTTTCCACCAGGGCGGGTAGCGTCCGGTGAGGTGCATGGCCGCCTCGGCGGATCCGGCCAGCGTCTTGCCGATCTGGTTGCCGGCGAGCAAGGCGCGTTCGCGGTAGATGCCGCCGGCATCGTGGAATTCGCGTTGTTTGGGATAGGGCAGATACTGCGACAGGCGCGAGAGTGAATTGCGCCGCTCGCGTTCACGCCCGAGGCGTTTAGTGAGGAGCTCCTGCGCGGCCAGGCCGCGGCGCAGCTCGGCGAGTTGTTCGGGCGTGAATCGGTATGTCGGCGTTTTTTTTGCAGCGGATTTTTTCGTCGACTTTTTCGTCATCAGAGCCACCCGAAAACGATGATGAGCACGACCGCCATCAGGATGATGATGGCGATCGTGAAGGCATTGTTGGCGGTGTAGTTCACCGCTTAGACGGTGTCGGCACCAGCGTGCCCTCTTTCGGCACGATCACCACCACCCAGCCAGTGGTCGGGGTCCATGCCACGACTTTTTTCCAGCCCAGGTCCGGCTTCGGCTTGGGCGGCAGCACGATCGGGTGCTCCGGCCGTACGTAGCCCTCGTCGACATCGATGCCGTAGGCCGGGTCGACCGGCGCGGGGATCTCCGGCAGGGTGTTGTCGGGAACCAAAGGCGGCAGGACGATCGGGTGGGTCGGGCGCAGGAAGCCGAGCCCGAGGTCGATACCATAGCCGGGATCCACCGGTTTCTCGGGTGGCGGCAGGCCCTGGTCGGGTTTATCGCCTTCGCGCACCGCGGCGACGAGCACGGTTTCGCCGGCCTTCAATTTGACGACTGACATTGCAGATCACTCCTTTTGTTTGTTTATGTTAGCGTTCGGGCAACCGGGTGGTTGCCTCTCCATGAACGCCAATGAGAACCTACGCGCACAAAAATCGGAACGGAAGCGTCTGATCGCGCTGCAGGCCGAAGTCGAGCGGCTGCGCGAGCGGGTTTCCTACCTGGAGGGCGTGCGCAGGCACCTCGAAGTCGACAATGACGAGCTGCGCGGCCGCCTCCAAGACCTCGAAGGCTGAATACGTAATCTGTGCATAACGCAATTATGGCGGAGCGAGGCGCCATATGAGAAACGCGCGAAAAGCGGCCGAAAAGGACAGCATTCCTCACTTGACACGAGTATAAACATTTAGGTCCGCTACGCGCGCGCGCGGCCTCCCCACCATCTGAAGCTCCGCAAGTGCTGCTCGCCAGAAGCGCCACCGAGATAGCAGAAAGCCCCGCCTTTCCTCGGTTGTCCGCACACATCCAACACCAGGGTACCACACACATCGGAGGGCGCGCTCGCGCCCGCACGGGAATTCCCCGGATTTCCATCGTGCGCGAGAAAGGCACACAGGCCGGGCACTAACGGGAACGTCCCTGCCCATGCTCATGGTGGCCCCAGCGACCGAGTTCTAACCCCGTACTCCGGGGGGTCCATGCTAACCCCTTGATCTAGCAGGGGAATTAGCGATGTGCACAGGCCTTTGGTGCTCGATCGCATGTACTCGTCATACGTTATGACGTGTGCATCGTTGATATCGTTGACGAATCTGGATCTGAGGTACGCCAGAGGTACGCATGTGCAAGGCCTAGGCCTCGATCGAGCGCTTCCCAGGTGCTTCCCAGAAGACGTCAGCCAGGAGCTCGAGTCAATGATATCAATGGCTTAGCGGCAAAGACCTCCTGTCTCTCAAGCAGAAGGTGCAGGAAACGCGGCAGCGGTGTTTAGATACTCTCGCAGTCTCACTCAGTGAGAATCAGAGCGCTCGCGGTCGGCCCTTTGCTCGCCCTGGTGAGCCAATTCGCCTGATTTCCCTGCTCTGTCAGATCTCTCGTAGCGTTACGAGGGGTGCGGCCTTCGTGCGCTCCAGAGCACGCAGAGCGGGAGGAAAAGCAGCACGATGCCCCAGAGTTCTGCGCTGGTCATGTGCGATCGCGTTTGCCGATGTAGTCCTGCGCCATGAAGACGTCGGCCGGCACCGGCTTGGCGTAGTTAGGATCGTCGAGACCTTTCGCGTCTGCGGTGTTGCCGAAGCGCTGGCGCCGCTCCTCTTCGTTGCCGGGCTCGATGAGATTGATCAGATCGAGCGCCTCCAGCGCCAGGACGATTTTCTGCGATAGCGACCACTGACCGGCGGCCAGGTTCGGATCGCTGTCCGACCAGTACGCCAGGATGCGGGCGACAGCCTGCTCGCGCGTCATGAGGGCTCCTGCGTTTCGGGTTCGAGCTCTACTGCGCCTTCGATCATCTGTACGGTCTTCGCGCGTACCGCGGCCAGATGCTCTTCGAGCAGCGCGATCTCGTCATCGGTCAAATCGATGAAGGGCGAATTCACTTTCTCGGCCTGCTTGGGCAAGAGCGAAACAACCGCATGCAAATAAACGCCCGGCTGACGCTGACGCACGCGCGCGATCGTTTCCTCGCCGTGCTGCTCGAAATCTGCGTGCAGCATCGCCAAGCATAATTCCTGCAGCTTCGAGCGAGAGCCCTTCGGCCGACCCTTCGGGTTCGCCGATACGCCCGGCTTCCAACGAGTCTCGATGAGATGCGCAGCTGTCCGCGGCATAAGTGATCTCTAGCGTGTTTCATCAGGCGAGGAAAGTTAGGAATTCAATCCTCCTCGAGCCGCGCGGCCAGGAGCTCGAGAACTGTTACACTTTTGTTCGTAATGTTGACAGTTCTCGAGCCCCTATGGTTTGGTGAAGGCACGCCCGTATTGCTGCACGCCACGCCCAAACGGTTCGAGAAATGCCGGCAGATCGCCCGCGCCCAGCTGCCGCGCCAAATCGGAATTCTCTGCCGGCCGCGGCTGATTGTAATACTCCTGGAACTGCCGATTGCGGATGTCGCGCGGGTCGGTGAACGGATCACGCCAAATGGCCGCCAGGTTTTCCATCGGCGCCCCGCCCATCAGCAGGTTGGTGAGATACTCGCTGATCGATCGCGGCCGCAGATCCTCCACGTTCTCCGAGCGCCGCATCGGACCAATATCGATGCGCGGCCCAACCGGAAAACGCCCGCTGGTGTCGAATTCCTGCAGCCGCTGCGCCATCGCCTGGCCGAGCGTCTGCAGATCGCCACGCTGCGGCCAATAAGGAGATTCCGGCATCAGGGTTTCACCAACCCAGTGGCCAGCGCGATCGCGATCAAAACGATGATGCCCAAGAGTGCGAGTGCCGCGCCGAGCACGTAATCATTCACCGGCCAGCTGTTGCGCTCACGCCGATCGGCGGCGAGCTCCTCGTCACCTGGCAGCGGGATCTTGTTGGGTCGACGGTGCGCCATCTCAATAGCTGCGGCTGCGCTTGCCGGTGTGCTCGCGCTTCGGCTTCGACAGCCCGGCCTCGCTCAGGGCGATAGCCACAGCCTGCGAGCGCTTCTGCACCAGCGGTCCCGTGGGCGAACCACTGTGCAGCTTGCCCTGCTTGAACTTGTGTAGCTCCTGCTTCACGCCGGCACGCCCCTTGGCAACAGGCATGTTATCCTCCGTTGTCAGGTGACCTGACCTCTGCTATGCATTGTGCTTCCGCAACGAAAGGACAGCCATGCATACCTATTTGCGCACCATGCACAAGGACGGCAAGACCCAGCTCTACACCGTCGGATCCTGGGCGCCGTCGATCGATGACAACAAACCCGCCGCACGCTGGATCCCGATCAAAGACTTCAAACGCGAAAAATACGCCGCCTGCTTCGTGTCGTTCCTCAACGGCGGCGAGGCGATCGAGCAATTCATGATCACCTGGGACGGTGACCAATGATCGGAGGATATATCGCCGGCTGGCTCAGCATCATCTGCTTCGGCCTCGTCATCGCCTTCCTGCTCGTGGGGCTCATGCAATGAGCACCGCCCTGGAACGCGAACTCGAAGCCATCATCGATAGCCGCGGCATCCACGCCGTGCTCGTCGCCATCGGCCGTGTCTGTGCCAATAAATCTGAGCACATCGCCGTCAATTGGCAAGACGCCAGCCTGGCCAAACGCTGGATCAAGCTCACGCACGCGCTCGCACCCATCATCGCCAAGACGGTCCACCTATGAGCAGGAGCTCGCTCAAAGAACGCGCGTATGCCATCCACAGCATGCGCGTGATCTCGCTCAACCAGGCGGCACGCTACTGCGAACTCACCAGCAAGCAGCTGCGCGCCTTCATCAAGGGCGGCGCCGGCCCGCACGTCACGCGGCTATCAAACAAGCGTATCGGCTTTACGGTGCGTGATCTCAACAAATGGATGCTTAAACGATACATGGAGGAAAACCCATGATGTGGCCGTTCGAACGTCAGGCCGATCGCATCGCTAAACTCGAAGACGAGCTCATCCGCGCCAACGCAGAAAACACGCGCCTGCATAACAAAATCACCAAGGCCTACGCCGCCATCGGCCAGGCGCTGGCCGCGCTCGATGAGGAGGGACTATGACCACACAGATCGAAGCTTCGCTACGAGAGGCTGTCGAGGAAGTCATTGCTGACGGCGGCCGTGGCCGCATCAGATTAGACAGCGCGTGGCTAGAAAAAGCACAAGCCGCCCTCATCGCCGCTGCGGAGGTTGGCACTGAAGCGGAGGAAAATCACCGCATGGGATTTGTCAGCGGCACAGCAGCAGATGGTGATAAATGGGATCGTTGGTACGGCAGCCTTCCATGCGATCTACGGAGAAAACTATCGCTGCATGACTTTAAACGGCTTGGCGATCTTTTCGACAATGTTGGACAGCCGGAAGATTGGATCAAGAAGCGAGCTAACATTCGCGCTACTGCCATCGAACGCTGCGCCCAGTGGCTTATAGAGAATTACGGCAACAGCATGCGCTCAGTAGCCCATGACATGCGCCGTGCGCTGAAGGATAAGCCGTGAAACCAACACCTCCCGACAAAACAGATCGAGGGACCAAGCCAACTCAGGGCGATTACGATAGAGCCGCTGCGGAGGTTGGGGATAGCAAAGAACGCATTGCGGCAGATCAGGCATGGGTCGATGCTTGTGTCGCCGCCGAACGCGAACGCTGCGTCGAAATCGTCCAGCACTGGCTCACCGCGATGAACATGCTGCACGACGAAAAGGGCGAGGCTCTGCTGTACAAACTGCGCAAACTGAAGGAGCAACCATGACCACAGACACGCTCGAAGAGCTGATCGGCTTTGTCCTGTTCCTAGTGCTGATCGCCAGCGTCGCCATGTTCTCAATGCGGGGGATGACATGACAATCTTGTCGCTGCTGATCGGCTTCGTCGGCGGGATAGGTTTTATGCTCCTGCTGGCATGGTTCACACGCGACGATTTTCCGACGCTGTTCGTGCCGCGTGATTGGGATTCGCCGCCGTGGGATGGAAAGTGATCGACCTCTACATCAAGCTCGTGCAGGCCGCGATCCTCACCACGATTTTGGTCATCCTGTGGGTCGGGCTCTACGTGTTCGTGCGCGGTGTGGAAATCGTTCTCGACTGAGCTCGGGCAGCTGCCGTGCCGTGACGCCGGCAGCTGCCCCTCGATCGATCGCGGGCGGGCTGGGAGAGTTGGCCGCGGTCAACCGGAACGCAATAGCGCCCTGGCGAGGACAGTCACCAGGGCGCTTACGCTTGTAGCTCCGCAACAGCACCAATACTACAGATATGCATCCGTTCGTCAGTACGGTCAAGTTGCGAGCCTCAGAGAAGCTCGCTGGTGCGTTTAAACGCTGGCGCCCTCACCATCACGCAGCAAGAGGCCTTCCTGCGCACGAGGCACGCGCCCCTCGCGAGCCCAACGCCAATCAGCGGCCGACTCCAGCGAGATCCAACGCCGCTTGCCCAGCTGCATCTCGATCGGCCCGAAGCCACTGTTGCGGAGCTCGTTGTACCAGCTGCGCGACATGCGATGCGCCGCGCAGAATTCGGCGATCGAATAAACCGCCGGAGCAATGGGCAGCGGGCGCTTGCGCGCCCGTGCCTTCTTTTTGGTTTTTCGCATCAGTGATTCTCCCCTTGCGGATCGATGTACTCGGTTGACCATTGTCGGCACTGCCGACACTGCCATTCGCGCGGATCCTTCCAGCTGCGCGCCCAGGCATATCGCATGCCCTGGCAGTGCGTGCATTCGTGCAGGTGGTTCATGAAACCATTTATCCCCTGGTTCATGTTACCACCCGCCCAGCTGCTTGCGCTCGTGCGCGATCTCGGCATCGACCTGGGCCTCGGCGTCCTCTCCGAGGGCGGTCTTGAGTGTGGAGTGCAGTTCGGCGGGGTCGTCGAGCGAAACGACTGTGATGCCCTTGCGCTCAAGCTCTGACGGCCAGAGCACGCTCGGATGGCAGAGAACCATCATCTTGCCGTTGGCCTTCTGCCTGACCGGATAGCCTTGCGCGGCGAATAGGTCGGCGCGGTCGTCTGATACGCAGTACCAGTGTTTGCCTTGACGATGTCTCATGTCAATCTCCTGTTGACCAGACACCAGTGTACACAGGTGGACACTCCTGTCAACTTTGCTGTTGACACCCCGATGGGCTCGGACTAGGTTCCGATCACCGCAACAGGAGACACCAATGCGCGTACAAATCCCTGCCTATACCGATCGCTGGATGATGGGCGATCGCTACGGCGAAGTCACACGGACTACTCGCTCACGGATGGCGACTCCCGCCAATGCCGTCCGCGCAGCCTTATTGACCAAGAACCCCCACGCAGGACAGCGCGAGATCGCCTACGTCAAGCTCGACAAGTCGGGCAAGACCGTCCGCGTCATCCTCGATGACTGCCAGGAGGTGTGAGATGGTCGATAAGATCTTAAAAAAGCAGGAAAACCTTCAGCGCATCCGCAACGCGCGTGCGCGATGGTGGAAGAAGCTTTCCAGGGCGACGCTGGAGATCAACAAATTGAACGATGAGGAGCGCAGGCTCCTCAAGCCGCGCAAGCTTGAGCTCCACGAGATCGCCGAGGTCACCAGCAAGGAATATCACAAGATCAGAGAACAGGATTTCGACGACGCGATCCCGCCCTGGTGAAATTGTTTCTCAAGAAACACTGCGCAGCTGCGGCTCACCCCCGCAGCTGTTTTTTATTGCAGGCCGACCCACCGCTGATCGAACTGAGACAGATCCGGCCAGCAGCATTCTTCCTGCACCTCTGGCAGCAGCACGGGCGGTGGCTTGAGCGGCGCCGCCTCATCGAACGGCCGACGCTGGTACCATGTGACGCCGTCGAGGCCGGTGTCGGCGTGCAGCTGATTGAATAGCGGGTCGCCTTTTATCCGCTTCGGTTTTTCCTCCGACCAATGCAGCTGTGATTTCGAAACGACACCATGCTCGCCGCGGTACCAGCAGCGCCGGCCGTCGATCTGTCGCCAGGACCAATAGCTGCCGCCCTCCGGCCGCTCTTTGCATTCGATCGCAGCCGCGAAACCGACGAACACCAAATAGATCGCAAACGCGCACAGCATCACGAGTGCCAGGCGCAGGCCTTCAAGCGCGACCTCTTTCATTTCAACCCTCTCCCCTTAGCTGACCTGGCGAACGACAGCGTTGCCAGGGCGTCACGGAATCGATCACTGGTGTAGCGCTGCTTGCGGATGTCGCAGGCGCCGAATAGCGCCAGGGCTGCGATCGAGAACGACGCGCGGTTGCCCAAGATTATCCACAGCAATCGTGTGTCGAGCGGACCAACGTGGCGCAGTAGCCAGGTGAGGAAACTGTTGACCTCTCGGGCGCGCTCGAGTCCGACGATGTTCTTGAGCTCGGCCGACGCCTTGCCATCGATGCGATCGCCCTCGAACCATTGCCCGATGCCGGACACGCGCGACATATTCTCGAACACGAGCTCGACGTCACGGCCCATCTGGAATGACGCTTCGTCGATGCGGCCGGCGCGCCGCTCGCGATCGAGCAGATCGATGCGCGCCAGAGCTCGCACGCGACGCTGCGGTTCGTAGGCGTCGGTCACCGCGATCGGCACCACATCGCGTGCGCTGTTGTTCACCGAGCGCGGAGGTGTCGAGTAGCCGCCGGTCGGCTCGGGAACGCGGCGCAGATCGTGCCGGCCTGGACCGCTCGGCCGCGTCATCACAATCGATCCGCAAATGACAGCTGACCCGGCAGCGGTTTTTTGCCCAGCTCAATCGCGGCCGGGCCTTCGTAATCGGCCGCGATCGCTTGCATCAGTGCGATCTCGCGCTCGGCCTGGTCTAGCTTCATTTTGCCCATTTCGACCCAGCGCGGGTAGACGCGCTTGCGCATCGCGAGCTCGCGGCGGATGGAAATAAGCTTCTCTTCTGCTGTGAATGTCATGACCCCTCCCAGGAGATTCTATCGATGGTCGTCGGGCCTTTGTGCGCTCGATCCCACACGTACCAGGCGAAGGCCATCGCGCTAGTGGCCTTTGGTCCCGTCCAGCCGTCGCGGTGCATCATCGGCAGTCGATTGCGAAATACGTGGATGCGTGCGAGCCCACTATCTTCGAGGATGTCGGTGCGCTTGACGCTTTCGTAGAACGGCAAACGCAGCAGCATGATCACGCGCGGGCAGATGTCGATCGCGTGGCGCACGAAGGCCTCGGCCAACTTAAAGGGCGGGTTCGTGACGATCGCCTCGATTTTGTCTTGCGAACCCTTCGTTAAAAAATCGTGGCCGTAGAAGGTGTTTCTGTGCTTAGAGCCGTAGTCGATCAAGTCAGTAGCGAGCACCTCATTGCCTCTGGCGCGCAGCACCTTGACGATGTTGCCACGGCCGCAGGCTGGCTCCCATATTCTGAGCCAGGTTGGCAGTCGCTCGGCGCGCAGCATGGCCTCGACGGCCACGGCCGGTGTCTCGTAAAGATCGTCGCCGCGCTCGGCGTGCTTGTGTCGGAGCTCAAGCATCATTTGAAATTGTCCGTTAGCTTGTCCCAGGATCCCGGCTGCGCATCGGGCAGCGCGTCCCACTGCTCTTGCGTGATGCCGTGCCTCTCCATCACTGCCTTGGGCGTGGCCGGCACATGGTCGCCAGCGAAATGAAAGCCGGCGGCGCGGAGCTCGCCCTTGATCCTGGCCACCACCGCTGCGCGCTGCTCGGGCGTTGTCGTCTTGACCTCGGCCTCGTAGAGCTCGCGCTGGCGCAGCTGCTCGGCCGCGCGCCGATCCCAATCCGCAGCGTAGCTCGATTGCCGCGCGCGCGAGTCGCAGAATTCCACGAGCTCGGCGATCGAGGGCGGAAACTTGCATTCGCGCTGGATGCCGGTGATCGGCGATGTCGCCCAGGTGATCGTCGCATCGTCATACTTTTCCAGCACCGTCAATAGCTGTTCAAGGAAGCCTTCTGGATCCGCGAAGTCATCCTTTCGGTAGGCGCTGAAGATGCGCCTTGCCGCCTTCGTTACCCACGCCGACCGGTCGAGGTCCGCTCGTGCCTGGGACGTATTCGCGGACACCGTTTTGGGTGAAGAAGTCGTCAAGCTTGTCGGTGACGTCCAATAGCGATCCAGATCGTCTTCCATGTCCATTGCCCCTGTTGCGGTACGGTGATGAGAGCCAATTGCGCCAGGCAGCGTCCCAGTTGGCGTAGCGCTTGGCATGTGCTGTGCAGTAGTCGGTGAAGCGAACGAACTCACCCCGGTCCTTCTCTGCGATGATGGGATGCCAATCGGCCGGCATCGTCGTCAGTGCGCGCTTGGTCCGGGCCGGCTTAGGTGCATCACACAGCTGTAACGTTTCATGTAACGTTACAGGTTTGTTGTTTTTGCTAATCTTTGGGCGCGTAACGTTACGGTAACGTTTCAGTCGCTGACGATCGCGCTCACGTCGCGCGGCGAGAGCCTCGAAGGTGTCCACAATTTTTTCGATGATGTCCGCGCGCACGCCCTTCGCCTGGAGCTCGGCAAGCACGTCGCGCATGAGGTAAGGCCTCCACACAGGCAGGAGAAAGGGCGCCGGTAAGCCTCAGTGTGGCGAGGCAACGGTCATGACTCCGCTGTCCCGGCTAGCGACCAGCAGACTCGACTGCGGTCGATTCGGTCAAGTCAATTATTGAATCTTTCCCCGCACAACACCCCAGCGCTCCAGATAGCCGAGCGCAGCGTCATAGCCCTGCGCGAAGGCCCATGTTGCGCCGGCCTCTTCCATCTGCTGCTTAACCTCCAGCTGTTTAGCGCTCGGGTGCTTGCCGAGCATCTTGAGCTCCAGGCCATAGGCGCGGCCTTTGTACAGGATGATGACGTCAGGCACGCCGGCAACGACGCCGAGGCCCTGCAGGATCGCGCCTTCGTTATTGGTGCGCCAGCCGCCGTTGGGACAGTGGAATGCAAACACGCCAGGCATGCCGCGCTGGCGGATGTGCGTGAAGATCGCGCGCTGGATCTGCGCCTCGGTCTTCGGCTCAAGTTTCGTCGGGTTCAATGCCCCAGAGTAGGGGCGAAGCTTCGAAGCCTCGCTCATGCAATGCCCTCGTCATGATCAGGTAGAGTCGCGCCGGAAACTTTTTCTGCGTGTCGAGCCAGTTGACCAGATTATTGTAGCGTTTGCCGGTGAGCTTGAGCACCGCGGGACGGCCGCCCAGCGCATCGATCACGTCTTCCATGTCCGCGCACCAAAGCCGGCGATGCCTTCGAGCCATTAGGCCTTATACAGGTGTCCTGCTAAACCTGGCAAGGTCGGTTGCCATATGTCAGGTGACCTGATATCTGGAGGGGATGACAAACACCCGCGATCGCTCAAAGAGCATGGGCGGCACTGACATGAAAATCATCATGGACGGCGTCGCCACCAAAATCCATCAGCTGTGGCTGGAGAAGACCGGCCAGGCCCTCCCCGACGATCTCAGTGGCGTGTGGCCGGTGCGCCGCGGCCAGGCCACTGAGGCCCTCAACATTGAATGGTTCGAGCGCAAACAACAGATGTCGGTGTCGCGCCGCGGCGATGTCGTGCGACACCCGCTGCTGCCCTGGGCGACGGTCACGCTCGACGGCTGGGTCGACGCGATCGAATGTCCGCTTGAGGCCAAAGACGTCGGCGGCCACGAAACGCTAGAGGTCGTCATCATGCGCTACCAACCGCAGATGCAATGGCAGTGCGAGGTGACCGGCGCCGACCAAGTTGCGATGTCGCTGATCATCGCCGGCCGCGAGCCGGTCGTCGAGTACATCGCGCGCGACGCCGCCTACGCCGACAAAATGATCGAGGTCGGCGAGCTCTTCTGGAAGCATGTGGTGGATCGCACGCCGCCGGTCGATCTGCCCGTCGTGCCGCCGCCGATCGAGGCGAAGGCCGAATACGATATGACCGGCGACAATCGCTGGGCGTCAGAGGCCGCGATTTGGTTGGAGACAAAAGCTTCGGTCGAGAAAAACGAGGCGGCAGCGTTGATGCTCAAAGAGCTCGTGCCGGCCGACGCAAAAAAATGCACCGGACATGGTGTCTTTATCTCGCGGAATCGCGCTGGCAACCTGTCACTGCGGGAGCTAAAAAAATGAGCTACTACCTGATGCGGATACTGAGCCCGCCGGAGCTCGCCGGAAAATTTCTGCGCAGCTTTGATTTTGATGCCGAGGACGGGCGCGGCTACGGCGTGTTCACGATGGACGGCACGCGCGCCAAAAGGTTTCGCGACGGTCGCGCCGCGATGGAATTCTGGAAAACCATTTCTAAAAAAAGACCGCTGCGCTCGGACGGCAAAGCGAACCGTCCGCTTTCGGCGAGCACAATCGAAATCGTCAAATTGGGAGACTAACATGACCACTGAAACCAAGCCGCTCGAAATCATCGAGCCCGCACTCGCAAGTCCGTTGCAGCTGCCGGCGGTCGCCGACAAGCACGGCGCCGTCGTCGAGAAAAAAGCAGCGCGCAAGCGCGAGGATAAGCCGGCGTCGATCGTCAACATTGCGGCCGCGATCTCCGGCGTCATCGCCGAGTGCGGTGTCGTCGCCAAGCTCGGCACCAACAAATTTCATAACTACAAGTTCGCGCAGATGCAGGATGTCCTGCAGAAGGTCACACCGCTGATCGCCAAGCACGGCCTCATCATCGTGCAAACGGAGGTGGACCGTCAGATGGTCGATGAGGGGAAAGCGGTCGCGGTCGAATACGAGTTCACGATCGCACATACGTCTGGGGAGGTTTGGCCGGATCGGCCGAAGCAGACCGGGCTATGCCGGTGCCGCGATAGCAAGGGCGGGTTCGATGACAAGTGCTTCAACAAAGCACACACCGCCGCCAGGAAATATTTTTTGCTCGCGCTATTCCAGATCGCGACCGGCGAGGAGGATGACGCCGACGAGCATGAAACCGGTCGAGCACCGCCGCCGCCAAAGCGGCCGGCGCCCAAGCACGATCCTCACACGGGTGAAATTTTTGAATCCGACGCTACTGCGACCCACCAACAATCGACGGCAGCGAAGGAAGCCGCCCCCGCCGCAAATGGGGGGGCGGAACCTATGAGCCTGGAGAGCATGGCTCGCGAAGCGGCCGCACGTGGCCGTGACGTGTTCCGTACCTTCTGGCGCAACCGCTCAGCAGCTGAGCAGAAGCAGCTAGAGGCGATCGGAGCGGAACTGAAGACACTGATGGCACAAGCAAAGGACGCGCAGGATGAGGCAACAGCGACAGGCTACTAACATGAAAGTCGATGTCGAAAAGGAAATCGAATCCCTCGTGACGCTGGTCAAAGAGCAGAACGAGGCATTGCCCAAGGCGAGCCCCATAGAAGTCGACATCGGCCTGGCCAACATCGAGAAGGTCGGGAAACTGATGTCGCAAGGACTAGGCGAGATCTTCATCGAGGCCGCGAAGCGATCGCGTGAGGCTGGGCAAAAAGCGGTCAACGAGGCCGCCGCGTTTAATGCGCGGATGGAAAAGATCGCGGCCGATTGTGAGAAGGCGGCAGCGGAAGCGTCTAGCGATGTGGAGAAGCGCACCGCTCGTGGACGTGAACTGTGCGAAGGTGCATCAAGGCTGGCGGCGCTGATCACAGCCGCAAGCCAGCTGACGCAGCAGCGCTAACGACAAGCACAGAACGTAAGCGGCGGCATCGCGCTGGTGCCGCCGTTTTTATTTTGCCCTCGGCGCCGAGCAGTACGGGCCGAATGAATCACATTCTTGGAAATCAATTTTCGTCCCGCTGCTCGGCAGCGTCAAAAACGGTACACCGGGCGGCGGTTGATATTTTTGCAGACGCTTCAGCTGCTCTTCGACCAATTTGTGATTGGCTTCGCGTTCCATATCGATCGCCTTCTGCATCCGCTCGATGTCTTTCTGCGCGGTCGTCAACATCGTTTCGGTCACGCGCTGAATGTTGTCGATCACCATTTTGGTGACGTCCTGGCTGACGCAATTGGCCATCAGCTTGTCGGTGTCGCGCTGCCAGGTAATGACCATCTGCGCGGTTTCCTTGCGCTGTTCGAGCGTCGATGCGTTGGTGTAGAAGAGCAACCCGCACAACACCAAGATGACAACGACCAGCGCGAGGCTGAGCGGTTGGTCCTTGAGCGCATCAAAAAACGAGCGGGCAGTTTTGCCCGCCTCCTCTGCACCTGGGATCATGCGATGGCCTGTATACTTTCAATCTGTTTGAGCAGCGCGTCAGTCGTTTTTAGAATCTCGATCTCTTTCCGATTGACCGGACCCCAATGCTGGCGTCGCGTGCGCAGGCCGATCGCCGTCACCGTGACCGTGAATAGCGGCGCAAAGCGGGCGAGCCATTGGTAGCGTGCGCCGTCGCCCGAGCCGTAGCAGGAAAGATTGTTCGCCGTCGGCCAGATGTCCTTGCGGAATTGTTCGAAGCCGCGAGGTGTCTCCCAAAAATCTTCCAGCAGCTGCGGGATGTCACCGTGCGCGCTGCGGATGTTCCAGCTTGTCTGAAACAAGCCGGCCTCGCACGTGTCACTCTCGACGTTGCTCGCCGACAGATCGCGGCCCTCCCAACATTTGCCCGAGCTCTCGCGCACGCCGAGCCCGATCATCAGCACGAACAGATGCCGCAGCGTGTCGGTGCCAGGGAAATCGTTTTTCATGCCGAGCGCTTTGAATTCGTCATGGTACCAGGCGAGCGCATCGATATCGGTTTTGCCGGCGTCAGCCATCGACATCACATCGATGCAGTCCGGCTGCGCCACGAGCAGGTTGGCGTAGCAGAGACACATGCCTGGCAGGTAGCCTGGCGGCGTCACGCCGCGATCGTTCCAGGGATAGTCCATCAGCGCCGAGTCCTCGGCGATCTCGATCACCTCGGCGATATGTTTTTCGGTCAGCGCGTAGGTGCTCTCGTCGACACGCTCGTTGAGCTCGAACACCTCGTCCCATGTCGTCATGCCGACGATGCCGTCGGGTGGGAGATCGGCGGCCGCCTGGAAGGCTTTAACTTGCGTCGCGGTGATCTCGCCGAAATCGCCGTCAGCTGGGATCCCAAGCGATTCCTGCAGAAAGGCAACGTCCGGTCCTTGCGATCCTTTCTTGAGCACGCGATCGCCAGGCTCCTCGGCCGTGACCGGCGGCTCTTCGATATCGAGCTCTTCGTCGGCAAGCGCCGAGGCGAGCGCATCACAAATTTTTTCGAAGCGAGCGCGGTACGCATCGCAGTCGATTTTCGCGTCACAAAATAGCGCCTCGACTAGCACGGCCGGACAATTCGTCGCGTTCAGAAATTTCAAATCGGATCTTGGCTTGGGTCCGCGATCTGGCAGCTGCGCGGCCGCGGCCATCGCCTTGGAAATTCGTGCGGCGAGCTCCTCCTGGGTTTTAAAGCAGCACTCCACGCCCATAGCTTTCGTTGTCGTCGACGAGTAGGCGTTCATGTGAATCGAGCAATCGATGTCGTGTTTGGGCGCCGTCAAATTGTGGAAGTCGACTATGCGCTGTAAATTTTCCGACTGTGACGTGCTGACGTCATCCCAGTAGGTCGTCACGCCGATCCCGCGCGCGCGCAGGAGCTCGGCAGTGCGCGTCGTCATTTTTCTCACCTCGTCGACCTCATCGAGGCCCCAAGGTGTTGCCGACGAATAGCCTGAAGCACCTCTCACCTTCAAAGCGTGGCCGGCGGAAATTACGATGTGCATCGTGAGCTCCTAGAATACGAGGAAGAAACCGTCCTGACCGGCGCCGACCACAGGCGCGCCGATCGTCGGGCTCGCGACCCAGTTGCCTTGCCCCTGGAAGGTCGCGCGCACCGTCATGCCCTGGCGAAGGCTGGCAGACAGACTGCCGGCGCCGACGAATTGCGCGCCAAATGTCTGACGCTGCGCCAGCTGTGCTTGAAGGTTACCTGCGCCGGCAAATTGCGCATTGATTGCCTCGCGCATCCGCAGCGTCGGAACGAAACTGCCAGCGCCGGCAAAGCTCGCATTGATCTGCAGCGGCTGGCCGCTAATTATTAATTGCGCGACCCAATTGCCTACGCCGACGAATTGCGCGCCGAAGGCCTGGTTCAGTTGGATCTGCGGAACGAAATTGCCGGCACCGTTGAATGTCGCGCCGAATGCCTGGCCTAATTGAATCTGCGCGAGGAAATTTCCAGCGCCGGCAAACGTCGCAGCGATCGATTTGAATTTATCGACATTGGCCGACCAGGCGCCCACACCACTGAAGTTGCCGGTGAAGAACAACGCCGAGTTGATCCTGGCAGTCCAGGCGCCTGCACCATCGAACCGGGCGGCGATCGCCATGCCCAGATTGATGGAGCTCGACAGCGCACCGCTGCCGGCGAAAGTCGCAGCGATCGATTTAAATTTACTGACGTCGGCCGTCAGCGCGCCTACGCCGTTGAAGGTGGCCGACATGGCCATCTGCTGCAGCAGCGCCGCGCTCAGAGCTCCGGCGCCGTCGAAGCGCGCATTGATCGCTTCGTTCAGCCGCATCGTGGCGGTGAGCCCGCCAGCGCCGTCAAAGTTCGCATTGATGGCCCAGGCGTTGAAGATGCCCGGTATGGTGAGAGTAGGATCGGCCCACAAACCGACGCCGTTGAAATTGGCGCCGATCGCCATGCCCAGATTGACGAAAGCAGATAGGCCGCCAGCGCCCTGGAATGTTGCCGCAATCGATTTAAATTTGCTGACGTCGGCAGACCAGGCGCCTGCGCCCTGCCACGCAGCATTGACGGCCATGCCTTGGCTGAGCGCCGCCAACAAAGCGCCAGCGCCCTGGAAGCTCGCCGTTAAATTTTTAAATTTGCTGATGTCGGCCGTCAGGGATCCGGCGCCCTGGAAAGAGGCGAACGTCGACATCTGCTGCAGGAGCACTGCAGTCCAGCCGCCCGTGCCCACCCAGGCCGCCGTGATGTTTTTCGATTTGCTGACGTCGGCTGTCAGAGCTCCGGCGCCGGCAAACGACGCATTGATAGCCTCGGCCAGATTGACGCTCGCCTGCAGAACTCCGGCTCCGGCAAATGTTGCCGCTAGATTTTTTATGTTCGAAACATTTGCGGAGAGACTGCCGACGCCGGCCCAGGCCGCCGTGATCTGCCACGCCGTGCCCGTTGAGAATTTAGCAAACGAATACTGACCGACCGCATATTCGCCGACCGCGGGCCACCCAGCCCTGCGAACCTTGTCGAGGTTGATAAAAAGTTTGGGAGCAGAAATAGCCCCGGCACCGGCAAACGTCGCAGCAATCGCGTGAGCAGTGGACCCTGCATAGGTGATAACGATAAGGCCGGCACCACCGGATCCACCCGTGCCATTGCCGGCACCACCACCGCCACCGCCATGACAATTCGTGCCAGTTGCACTTCCGCCCGCGCCAGCGCCCGAGCCACCGCCACCGCCACCACCGCCGGTCGACTTGGTGACAACGCTTGTCGTAGTCCCGTCAGCAAGATGCGTCGACGTCCAGACACCCGTACCGACCGCGGGTGTTACGCCGGCACCAGAACCGCCATCGCCGCCAGGACCGCCGCCGTTGGCGTTGGTGCCGCCCGCGCCTGCGCTGGTCGTGCCTGTGCCGCCAGTGCCGCCGCCTGTCGATGTGCCAGCTCCCGAGCCACCGCCGCCGCCGAAGTCCTGGCCCGCCGTCGTGTTGTCGCCGGGGCCGCCCGTTCCGCCTGTGCCACCGGGACCGCCCGCACCGCCACCGCCTCCTCCGGTCAGCGCAGTCGCGCCTCCGAGCCCACCGCCGCCGCCGTTATTGCCAGTGCCGCCAGTGCCGGTTGAACCGCCAGCGCCGCCGGTCGCAGATGTCGCGGCAATGCCGCCCTGCGCCGACAGCGTCGCGCCTGCGAATGTTGTGCCGTTCCACCAAGTATTGTTTCCGTTGGTGCCGGCGCCAACGCTCGCAGCGATCGAAACATTGATCGTGCCGGACAAACCGGCCACGTTGGTTGCCTTGCGATATTGGCCGCCGCCAGATCCACCCGCACCCGCGCCAGCCGCCGTTCGCCCACCGGCACCGCCGCCAATCACCTCAATCGTATTTGTGGCTGACCAATCTGCGGGAATCGTGAAAGTGGTTGTGCCAGTTGTGAGAAAAATAACCTTAGTGG